CCGGTACCAATGGCGTTGTTGCCGGCCGCTGTGTCGAGGTGGCAAGCGACGGCGTCTGGGTGCAGATCCCGGCGACCCTGCCGCAGGTGGCAACCCAGGCCGCATCCGTTGCCGCCGATGTGGCGACCATCAAGACCGACTTCAACGCCCTGCTGACCAAGCTGAAAGCGGCGGGCGTCATGTTCTCGGCCTAATGGTCAGTTAGTCTAGGTGCACCATTAAAAATTCAAGTGAGCATAAGGAGAAGTTTTCATGAAAGCGAGATTTATTACCCTTCTGACGTGGTTTGGGATGATCGCAGCAGCGATCTCCGCCATACCTATTTTTGGCCTGCAGGCTGAAGCAGCTGTCTTTGATCCAAACATCATCCCGCTCATTGGTATTGGTGGGCTGATAGTCAACAGTGCAACACTGGCACAAGTTTTCATTAACCTGAAAACGACCTTTAACAAGGCGTTTGATACCACGCCCAGCTTCTGGGATAAGGTGGCTATGCTGGTACCCTCCAGCGCCTCCCAGAACGATTTTAAGTGGTTGTCAAACTTCCCCAGGATGCGCAAATGGATTGGAGAAAAGAGTATCAAGGCCCTGTCGGCCTTTGGCTACTCCATCGTCAATGACGACTGGGAAGCAACCGTCGAGGTTGACCGTAACGATATTGAAGACGATCAGCTCGGCATCTATGCCCCGCAGGCGCAGATGGCCGGGTTCTCCGCCAAGCAGTTGCCGGATGAGATCGTCGGCGATCTGGTTAATGGGGTGTTCACCGCCCTGTGTTTCGACGGCCAGTATATGTGCGACACCGACCATGTCGTTGCCGGGGCATCGGTCTCCAATAAGGGGACGGTAGCGCTCAGCGCCGCAACCCAGGCAGCAGCGATCGCCTCGCTGGGTGTCGGCCGCACGGCTATGAAGAAGTTTAAGGACGATGAAGGTCGGCCTTTGAACATTACCCCCAATATCCTTCTGGTGCCGCCGGCACTGGAAGATGTCGCCAACATCCTGGCCAATAATGACAAGCTCGATGATGGCAAGCCCAATCCTTACAAGGGCACCATCACCGTGGTATGCGATGCGAGACTGACCAGTGATACCGCCTGGTTCCTCCTCGACACCACCAAGCCGGTCAAACCCTTTATCTATCAGGAACGGAAAAAACCGGTCTTTGTCCAGCAGATCGATCCGCAGGCTGATGATGTCTTCATGCGGAAAAAATTCAAGTTCGGTGCCGAGGCTCGGGCGGCCGGCGGCTATGGCTTCTGGCAGCTGATCTGGGGCTCGACCGGCGGGGGCTGATAACGCGGCAATTGTCAAGATAATCTGAGGGGCGGCAATGCCGCTCCTCATTAAAGGAGGAAGGAACTAATGCTCATCATCACCAGTAAAAAAGACGGCTTCAGGCGCTGCGGCATTGCCCATCCGGCCCGGCCGACCGGGTATCCGGACACGGCTTTCAGCGGGGTGGAACTTGCCCTGCTGCTGGATGAGCCGATGCTTGAAGTTTCCCATGTCGTGGAAAAACACGAGATGGAGTTGTCTGATGGCTCCACCGAGGGAAAGGAACCTAGTGCAATTGCGACCGGCAAGAAGGCCGAAAAGGCTAAAGGTAAATAACCATGTACGCCACCCAGACCGATCTCAACCTGCGCATCACCCAAAGCGAGTTGCTCCGCTTAACCGATGAAAATGACACTGGCGCTGTCGTTACCGCTACCGTCACCGCCGCCCTTGAAGCGGCGGATCGCGAGATCGACAGCTATCTGGCGGCGGTGCCTTACAGCCTACCGCTGGCCGAAGCGCAGCCGCTCCTTGTGCCACTGGCTTGTGATATCGCCATTTGGAACCTGTACGCCCTTGATGAATCAGGAGCCCCGGAAAACCGTAAGGTGCGGTATCAGGAGGCGATCAAGGCCCTGGAGCGTATCAGGTCCGGCCATCAAAAATTAACCGTCGCTGCTGCCAGTGCCAGCGACAGCGGCGCCGAATTTTCCGGGCCGGAGCGGTTATTCACACGGGAAACCATGAGGGGGCTTTAACATGCAAACTCTTCTGCCGGCCATCCGCACCGCCCTGCAGGCGCTGTCGCAACTGCCCAGGGCAAGTGACTGCTACATCACCCCGCATGTCAACTTTATGCCGACCGGCACCAGACAACCCTGTCTTGGCATTAAAGACGGTGGCGTGCAGCGGGAGGAACTTGCCGGGGAGATGCTCCAACTCACCGCCCGGGTGGAACTGGTCGGCTTTGTCAAGATGAGCGGCGACGGCGGCGAGGCGATCTGTACCACCAGCGGCGTCTATGAACTGCTCGATGACGCCAGCGATATACTGACCAACAATTATCTGGGACTCACCGATATCATCCGCATGCAGATCGGCCCGGATCGGCCGTCGGAATTGTTCCAGACGGAGAATAAACAATGGATAGTCAAGCTGGTCCGAACCATGATTTACACGCTGGAGCGGTCTGCTTAAATCTTTTTCAAGGAGAAGCACCAATGCCTCAATACCAATTAAAGCCCGGCATGGAACGGTTCCGGATGGTCGATGGACCATTCGAAAACCGCGAATATGCGCCGGGGATAACCTATACCGAGATCCCACCTGGGGAGGCACACCGGTTTGAAGAAATACGGCCGGTACCAGCCCCGAAAACAATCAAGAAAGAGGTAGCCAATGCTGAGCACCAGAGCTAACCATAACCTCCTTGCCGTCTCCGCCGGATTACGCGAGACGGCAGTCAATACCGAGCAGACGCTTGACTTGTCGCTGGCCGTCGGTCTGGATGATATCATCGCCTTGTCCATGCGTCGGCAAAACAACTCAGACGAAGCAACAGGTCTTGAAGAGCCGGATTATATCTATGACAACGGTGCTACCTCACAGGCCTCTTTCAAATTCCCAAAGGCCCAGCCGCAGCACTTTGCTTTTGTCCTCGCCTATGCCCTCGGGCTATCGACACCGGCCGCAGCCGGTACCGGCTATCAGCATACCATCACGCCGATCGCCGGCGACATCGACCTTGCCCGCTCAGTGCCAAGTTTTTCGGCCATGCAGCGCTACGGTAAGACGATCCTCAAGCGCCGCTTCCTATCGATGTTTGTCGACGGCTTTACCGCAAGCTTTAAAAAGGATGATTTCGTTGCCCTCTCCGCCGATATTAAAGGCACGGGCGCCTATGTCGACAACGTCACCGAAGAAACCGTCTCGGCAGCCGGCAATATCACCAGTTTGACACTGGCGGCAAACGGCGTGCAGGGCTCGACCGCTCAGGACCGCCTTGATAACGTCCAGCGGATACGGGTCGAACTGGCTGCAGGCGTTTGGACCGAGGTGGCGTACTCAGCGGTTTCAGCTGCGACCCCGGCCGTCATCACCATCACCGCTCCAGGTGGCACGGCGACCGCCGTCAATTACAAGATCCTCTACACCCCGACGGAAGCGGCAGCCTTTACCTTCCCGGCCAAGGTGCAGGAAACACCGCTTCGCGTCTCCCAGCTGCAGGTCAATATGGGCGGCACCTGGAACGGCACCACCTTTAGCGGTGGCCGCACTCTGTCGTCTGAGATCGGCAGTATCGAATGGAAGTTTTCCAACAAGCTGGCGATCGAGTTTTTCCCCGGGGCTTCCGGCGCCTATGCCTCCGGTGCCTACCGTGAGGGCCGTGAGCAATCCATTACCATCGACCGCAAGATGCGGGAAACCATCTTCCAGCGCCATACCATCGACAACAGCCAGTTTGGTCTGCGGCTCTTGGCCGAGGGGGCTCTGTATGATGACCCGCATAAGTATCAGGTGGAAATCATCTTCCCGAAACTGGCCCTGCTCGCCGCCGATCCGAAGGTTGACGGCAAGGTCATGGGCGAAACCGGCAATATCCAAGTCCTGGAAGATGCCACCTACGGCTCGGTTATCTGCCGGGTGAAAAACCTCGCCACCGGCTATGCACAATAGGGAGAAAAGATGGCACGCAGAAATTCCGACTTCAATAAACTGAGTATCAAAGACCCGATCAGCGACTCGGTGGTGCAGTGGTATTATCGCCTGCCGACATCCGAGGAACGGCTGCAGTATAGAAATAAGGTCATAAGCCGCAGCTCTGCCGGTGTCGTTGTCAACGAAAATGCCGACGAGATCATGCTCGATCTCGCCTTTGACATGATCTGCGGCTTCCGTGTCGGCGATTTTGAGCGGCGGCTGGATGACGGCAGTTATGCACCTTTTTCCTGGCGCCAGGAAGATGGCAACTATTACCCGGAATGGAAAGAATGGCTACGGGACAATGCCCTTGATCTGGTGGCGCCGCTTGCGGTCAAGCTGTTTATCGAGCGGCCGACCCCGGTGGCGGAGGATATCGAGGGAAAGTAAGTGGTGACCTGGCGGCGATTCGGCGGGGCCTGTGCACCCCTGCCGAAGAAGCCGGATGTTTGGAGGAGGTGGGGGCGGAAAACCTCCAGTGGACCTGCAACCGCTGCCCGAAGAAAAAAGCGGCCAGCCTCCACCCCTACACAACAAAATTGCTGGAACTGTATGAACTGCAACGGGGCGGTTACCCCTTTGACAAAAACGATCTGACCCTTGAAGAATGGATCGATTTAGGCCGCATTAAAGAGGCATTAAAACCGAGTATAACCTGTCCGCTGATGGCCAATAAATGAACGAAAGCACCCTCAATATCCGCATCCAGGTCGACGACAAAGGCTCCATCCAGATTAAAAAACTGGGCAGCGAGCTGACCGACGCAGGCGACAAGGGCAAGAAAGCCGCTTCCGGAATGGACTCGGCCTTTTCCTCTCTCCGGAATACCATCGGCACCATTGCCCTGGCGGCTCTCGGCAAGCAGATCATCGGCGTCATGGATACTTACACCCAGCTTGAATCACGCCTTAAGCTGGTCACCACCGGCAGCGAGAACCTTGCCTCGGTGCAAAAATCCCTGTACGACATCAGCCTGCGCACCCATGTCAGCCAGGCCAACACCATTGAACTCTACACCAGAATGGCGAGAGTGACCGAGTCACTGGGCTTTTCCCAAGCCTCGACTCTGCAGGTCACCGAGACCATCAACCAGGCGCTGATCGTCTCCGGAGCAACCGCCACCGAGTCGAGCGCCGCCCTTATTCAATTGTCACAGGGTATTGCCTCCGGAACCCTTCGGGGGGAAGAATTCAACTCCGTGATGGAACAAACGCCGCGGCTTGCCAGGGCCATGGCCGATGGGCTGCGGGTAAATATCGGTCAACTTCGGGGTATGGCCGAGCAAGGGCAGTTGACTTCCGAGGTTGTCACCAGGGCTCTCTTATCGCAGAAAGAGACCATCGACCGCGAATACCGGCAGATGTCGGTGACCATTGGCCAGGCCTGGACCGATCTTTCGACGGTCGTCAATACCATTATCCATGACAGCGACAAGGCCGGCGAGGGCGTCAAGACCATTGCCGGATCTATTGAGGAGCTGGCGCAAACGATCTCGGCGAATAAGGAAGGCATCACCTCACTGTTCACCAATATAATTGAACTCGCCGGGAATGCCTCTATCGCGATCGTCAATATCGGCCAGAGTATCCAGGGTTGGGCCGCCGTCAAAGACGGCAGACTCTCCATCCTTGAATTCGCCGTTATGGACGCCAAGGAGTTTGATGCCTGGTTGAAGAAAGACAAAATCGGCGTCGTTGATCTCGACAATGAACTGGCGGCGCTGGCGGTCAAACGCAAAGACGCCATGATGATGTGGAACGTCACCGCCGAACAGCAAAAAGCCAGAAAGGACACCATCGACGGCATTGATGCGGAGATCGCCGGACTGCAGCGCGAAAAGGATCAGATAGAGGTCAACGCCAAGCTCCTCTCCGGATTTTATACCGACTCGTGGCAGAAATCCGCCCTTACCGCCACTGAATCATTAGCAAAGACAGAAACAGGCTTAACCAAGCTCAAGGACGCTTGGCAAGTCTCCGGCGAGCTGCAAAAAAACAACGCCAAGGCCATAGCCGACGCCGAAGATAAAATCCAGAAGGACAAGGAAAGGCGTCTTGCCGACCAGGCAAAGGCCGAAGAAAACCGCCTCGCCGAGGTAAAGGCAGCCCATCAAGCGCACGCCGAAGAGATAGCCCAGCTGGAAGCCAAGCTTACCGATGAAATCAATAAGGCGACGCTTTCCAGATACGACTATAGCATTCAAAAGCTGGCTGATGAAATCGCCGAGATGCGGAAAAAAGCCGGCACCAACAAAGAAGTTCAAGACGAGATTAACGCCTATTATAAGGTCAAGCTCGATGAGGCTCGGCAGTTCGGCAATATGTATTCCACCGATGAGCAAAACCGGCTGGCCGAGATAAAGGATACCTTTGTCGCCCTGGAAGATATCAAGACCGCCAAGTTCGCCGAGGATACAACCAAGCAACAAGCCCTGCGTGAGCAGATGGGGGTATACTTTGAAAACATCGGTAATAACCAGTTAGCTAACGATCTCGCCCGCCTGGAAAAACACTATCAGGCCAAGGTTAAAGAGGCAGGAGACGATAAGGCTCTACAGGCGCAAGTAACCGAATGGCAAAGCCGGGAAAACGATGAGATCGTCCGCAAGGACCAGGAACGCAGCCTGGCCGCCAAGCTGCAGGAGCGCGATCTGGTCGCCAGCCATCTGCATGAACTGACCCTGAAAAATCAAGAACATTTCCGCGAATTGACCGCCCTTGAACAGATGTGGGCGGAAACCAGCAAAACCCTGCAAAAAGGGGTCGGCGAGGCTCTTGTCGCCGAATTCGGCAATATCGGCGGTGCCTGGGGCGCACTCTGGGACTCCATGCTGATGAAGATGGGTGAAGTGGTTACCGAGATGGCGGTCAATTGGTCAGTGTCGGCTATCGGCTCAATGTTCGAGGGATGGAATATTTACCACGCTGGTATTTGGAACCTGAAAGACGATGAAGTCCCGTCGATCCTGCAGCAGGGTGAGATGGTCATCCCCGCTGGAGTTGCCGACGAAATACGCGGATACATGGGCAACAACGGCCCTGATAATTGGGGAGGGCTGCTTGATGCCACCGCTAATTATGGGGCGTCAGAGTGGGGAGATGACGTTAGCGGCCGGCTTGGATCATCAATGGCCAATAAGTATAGTTCTGTCGCTGTTGAGTCGGTTATCGGTGCAGCCTTGGGACAGATCAGTGTCAGCGATGCGATTGCCAACGTGGCAAACCCGCAAACAGCAGTGAGTATAATGGGAGCATCTTTGGTTGACACCGCCGTGAGCGCCTATGCTCCCGAGCCTTCGGCATATAGTAACATCGGGGCAGCGTTGGGCAGAGGCTTTTCTATGGTCGGTTTGGCAGGAACAGGATTGCCGGGCATGGCCGGATCTTCTGTCGCCTCCCTTGGAGGGCTGATGGGTGGCTGGGTAGGGGATATTTTAGGAGATGCGCTCAATGATAGGTCTTTTGAGTCTATTCGTGATGCCCTTGAAAGTGGCTTAATCGATCCTGCAGAAGCGCGTCGGTTTACTCAAGAGTCGATGCGCATGGGCTTTGATGACCCTGGAAATCTTGGCGGATTTTTTGGCGCAATCGGCAACGCTATTGATGCCATTGGCGGATATCTTTCCGACTTAGTAGCCCAGGCAATGGAAGTGATCACGGCGACGGATATCTCTTATAATGAGCGCGGTTTTTCCAACTACAATATGGGCGATCTTTATGGCGAATCTGTCGACCCTCAATCCTATGAAGTAAACGACCAATCTTCTTCATCCTCTGGCTCAGGGACTACAGGGTCAGTTGGTTCAGATGGGATGGGTTATAACGGTGAAAGCGCTAATGAGTCAGGGTGGGCAAAAGGCGGCGTCGTCAACCGGCTGCTCGTACCTAAAGGTGAAGACGGCTGGGGGGCGCTGCGCCTCGGCGAAGGCGTTATCGACGCCGATACTATGAAGATCCTTTCGGCCGCAA